AATAAACCAAGCCCATCTGTGCAACTAAAATCAATAACTTGCATTTTGCTATCCTCAAATGTAATGTAATCATTTAGCATTACTCCTAGCCAATATAAGTTATGACTATTATAAATTATATCTACCAAATACCTATTTTCATATATTTGTAAATCTTTTAAAAAGTTATCTAATACACCATTTTCATTTACAACACTAAAAGCCAAATCACTTTTTATTATGCCACCTTGCACTATATCTATATTCTCTTTTTCGTAGTTTAAAATAAAACCGTCTTGACCATACAATTTTGCTGTTAGAACTTCACCTTGCGTTGTACTTTCACTATCATAAATATTAATAGTATACTCTTTATTATATATATCTAAAAAATTAAATTCAAATATTTTTATCATCTTTTTTTATTTTTAAAACTTACACGGTTCAAAACAAATTCTAAATCTTCACCACGCACCCTCGCTGTTAGCTCTCCATCTAAATAAAAGTTATTTTGAGCCATCTTTGAAATTGGAGTTACAGCACTGCCTGCAGGGAGTGTTACAAGCTCTCTTCCACGCTCTCCAACTATGAAAGCACCGCCTTGTGTCACCAAGCCACCTTCTGCCAGTCCCATAATTTGTGATTGCAACGCAGATATTCCAGCTATGGCAGCTCCTGCTGTAGCCAGCAAAGCCACTATACCAGCTGGTCCAAGTGAAGCATATAACTTACTTTGTTTTTCAAAAATAGCTTCTATCAGGTAACTTGCAGCAAGCTGCAATAATCCTTTTATAACATCAAATATAGTATTTAAAAATACTTTGCCAAAATCCGCTGCACCTGTCATAGCTGCACCCATCCCCTCTGCTAACGTCATAAACGTGTTATTTGCTACGTTTTTTAGATAATTCATAGTATCTGCTATCATTCTATTTTTTGTTATCATAGTGTCCAAATCTACATTTCCATCAATTATAGCTTTCAAATACTGTTCATAACTTATTTGCCCATCTGTAAAAGCATTTTTTAATTCATTTTGCTTTGCTATATATTCATCTAAATAACTTGTATCTATTTTATCTACATCAGTACTAATTATAGCACCCTTCATTTCCATTTTTTGGACAGGCATTGCAGCTGCTATTTCAGTGTCTAATTTTTTTAATATTTCTAATGTTAATGCACCGCTTTCTGTTATATACTTATTTATTTCATCTATTTCTTTTTTGCTTAAATTCTTTTTTGTTAATAAAAACTTTTGCCAATCTTCAATTTGTTTATTTGTTTCGTTTTTTATATCATCTCTCGTTTTTATTAAAAAATCTAAATTATCTGCACCCCATTTTAAATTTTCATTTGATAAGTTAGCATAAATAGTAGACAAATTACTGTAATACTCCTGCCAAATACTTATTTTTTTATCTGTTTCAGATGTTATTACATTAGTATTTTCTCTATATATATCATTACTTTTGGCAATTACATCACCATTCTTAATATTTTCATTTATAGTCTTTTCTAATTGCTCATTATAAAACTTCAACGCCTCATCACTTCTAACTAAAACTCCATTAGCTTCCTCATATTGTGCTATCCAACTGTGTAATTCATCTCTATCCTTTTTTCTTTCACCTATTCCTTTACTTATAGTTCTCGCTTTTTCATATAATATCAAATCAAGCGATTTGCCAGTTTCTGCAGCCATCTGCTTAAAATAATCAAGTACATCTTTACTCCAATATTTTTGCATTCCTGCTACAGCTTCTTGCTTTTTATACAAAGCTTCCTCACTTTTAATCTGATTTTCAACTATTTTATTTGTTAATACATTTACTTTAGCCGACGCTTGAGCTAACTTTATTCTCTCTTCATAACTCTTATTTAAATTCCCTAAAATTTTTGAGAGTTCTGCATTTGTAACCTTTTCTGCATCAATATTTTTAAAGTAGTCTGGGTACTTTTTCTTTAACTCTTCTAAAGCTAATATTCTTTCTTTACTGCCAACATTGTAATCCATTATAGACTTCACAGCTGCATTTATCTCTACTTTCTCTTGCTCTAAACCAGCAGCTGCTTGCGAAATCTCTTCGTTTAAATCACTTTGCAATTTTGCTGTTAGCGAAATCTCTTCATTTAAATCTTTATTACCTTTAAAAGCTTTTATCAATAGAGGTACTATCAAAGCCAGTCCTGTAGCTATAAGACCGAAGGGATTTGTTTTTACCAAATTACCCAGTGTTGCAAAAACTAAATTAAATCCTTTTAGACCTGTAGTTCCAGCAACTATACTCGCTTGCAAATTTACAAAACCAGTCTTTAATACTGTAATTAAAGGTATAATGCCTTTAATCATTTTTAAAAGCAGCGAACCAATTAATAGCGCCGGTCCTATAGCAGCAACTAGTCCACCTACAACTACTATCGTTGTTTTTGTGCTATCTGATAATTTACTAAAAAAGTTGCTCACGCCTTTTAGTAAACTTGATAAACTATTTAAAACAGGTACTAATGCTCCTTTTATGCCAGTGCCTAATTCTATTAGCACACTTTTAGCACTATCTACTGCTACATTCCATTTATACTCTAAAGTCTGTTGTGTATTTTGAAAAGCAGCATCTAAATCACCATTAGCAGCTGCTATATCTTTAAAAATAGCCTCCACTCTCTCAGAATTTTCTCCTACAAGTCCTAAAACACCAGTTAATGACCTAACATTATTAAATACTTTTGCTATGCTTTGCTCACCGAATTGTGCAACTAAAGTATCTATTTGCTGCAGAAATGGCAATAAACCTTGCGTTGTTAATGTGCTATAAAGTTCATCATAGCTTGTCCCCATATCTAACAACGCTTGTTTACCTTGCTCGGACATATTTAGCATTTCAGATAAAACGCCTCTAATGGCAGTTACAGCTTCAGGTACATCCATACCGATTAAAGTTAATCCAGCTACTGCAGCTGACACTTGCTCAAAGCCAACGTTCATTTGTGAGGCAATCGGCAAAATTCTACCTAAATTCGTTGCCATATCTGACGCTTCTGCTTTACCATCTTTCACACTACGAATAAGTATATCTGTTGCTTTTGCTGCACTAATATTTTCCTCACCATACGCTTGTAAAACCGAAGTTAACAACTGCGAAATAGCTGCACTTTCACCTAAACCAGTAGCTGCAGCTTTTGCTGACTTTTCTAATATATCTATTGCCGCTGCACCTTCAAAGCCAGAGCTTGCTATAAAATAAAAGCCATCAGCTACCTCCTTTAAGCTTGTTCCTGTCTCTTCAGCAATTTTTTTAATATCTCCTTCAAGTGAACTGTAAGCCTCTTTGCTAATATCTGTTAAGCTAACTATCTTATTTACAACGCTTTCGTAGTCTTTGTATAATTTGAAGCTGCCTACACCAACAGCTGCCAAAGGCACTGTCAACGCCGCCGTCATGGTTTTACCTACAGTTTGCATTTTTCGAGATATACCATCTAAATTCGAGCGTATTTTTGCCATTCCACGCTCAAATTCAGTCAAGTCAACTCCTATCTTTGCTATTAAACCATTAATTTCATTAGCCATCTGCACTTATTTTTTTTACAAATTCATAAAATTCATCCTCACTACCAATTGTATCTAAATTCCCTTTATATTCTTTATCCCACGCGAATTCTAATTTTGGAATTTCTTTTACATAAGGATTTTGCGAATATATATGCGAAATATGGTATCTTGTAGCTTCAAAAATTACTTTAGTTATAAAATTAAATTTTTCGTTTTCTTTTTTTATATTTTCATCTACTAAATATAATAATTCATCAACACTGTATAGCAGTAGTTCATTTAAACTCATATAATCAAGTTGATTACGAAAAAATAATATTAGACTGCTCACATCTTTGATTTCATTTTTTTTTGTTCATTATTATTATTAGAAATACCTGTATTATTAACTTTTATGCTGCTTTGCAGGATATTGAAAAAATCGAAAAATATTTTTTCATCATCTAATAACATTTCTGCATCCATCCATTCAGCTTTTATTTCAGTATTTGTTAGCTTACAACCCATTTCTATAGCGTGTTTTAATAGAACTACCAACGCCTCCAAAAATATTAAACTTTTAATATTATTTTTATCATCAGCGAAATTAAAAGCACTTATAATACTATCATTATGATTTTGCAGCCATTCTATTTCAGCATTTTTCCATACCATTAACGAAATTCGTATAGGTATCTTTTCGCCGTTGTATTCTAAATAATCTATCATATTACTAAACTTTTGTGAACGTTGGTTTTTCTGTTAGTCTAAAACTAAAGCTGTAACCTTGCTTTCCTTTAATAGGTACATCACGGTTTACATCCATAATATACCCTTTTCCACTAAAATAGCTTCCGTCTGGATATGTAATAGTTATTAAACATTTCTGCGAGGTTTGAGCATAACCTAAAATATCCTCATACTTCAACGCTCCTGTAACCGTGTCTGTAGCTACTATGGAGGTTATCTCAAAATTGCCAACAGAAAAAGTTAGTGGTAACTTCTCTTTTACAATTCCTACCATTTCAAAATAAGCTATATCTTCATAACTTAAAGTAAAATCTGGTCCGTTACATTCGTATGCAAAAATTAAATCTTTATATGTAGGAGTAGTTTCGTCTTTTGCGATTTTTATTTGAGTTCCAAGCCCTTTTATTCCATAAACCTGCGTTGGTACAGCTGGCAATGGTGAAGGAGTAGTTATTTTTGTCATTTGACCTGTTAGCTGCAAATTAAGTTCATTTGTCATTATTTCTCCTACGCTGCAGGTAATAGGCATACCAGTTACGTAGGCATTGAATTTATAAGCATCATAAGTAGGTGTATCATCTATCTTAAACAAAATTACAAATTCTATATTAGTCTTTGCTAACATTAATGTAAAAAAAGTGTCATAAGCAGTCTCCGTGTAGTCCTGCGTCAAGCCAAAAGTTCCTGCTGTAATCAAGCCTGGCATAAAGCTGTCAAAGTCGCCAGCAACACCATATTGAGCTGTATCCAGCTCGTCTGGTGCGTCAGAAGGTAATGTAATTGATTTTATACCTTCTACGTTTAAATAATTAGTACCCGATTTATATAAAATTCGAGTATTCTTTCCTATCAAAAAATTTCCCATAATATTTCCTTTCTTTTTTTTATATTGTTTTTACGATTTCAAAATTAAAATTTACAGCAAAACATTTATATGTTCTGTTTTTTTCATCAGCAAAATCCCAGCTAAAAACGTCTGATGTTTGCTCTACTACTAAAAATTGATAGCCATCTTGTGTAGTGCCTTCCAAATTTTCTATGCTTTCAATTACATCCTGTAATGTAGAGTAGCCACTGTCATACGTGTAACTACGCACTACAACTTGAATTGAAGGTTTCCTAAATTTAGTGCCATCAAAGGTAAAATCTGGTGAACGCCCCGCCACATCATATATACAAATACATTCCGATGGTGTAGCTGGCATTAAATCTACATATACATTATCATTATTAGATAAATAATTTTGTATTATTCCTGCAATTCCTATCATTTCATATGTTTTTTTATTAATTCTACAAAATAATCTTCGTTGTCCTCTAAGTGGGTAATAAAATATTTCCACCCACTGCCAGGTTCCCGGTAATTTTTATTTACTTCGTGCACCTCTACTGCATAATTAGCTGCAAAGCCCATAATTGCTAAAGGCTTTTTTAGTTGATATGCGATTTTACATTCATTCTCACACCTGCTAATAAGTGATGTATCCTGCTCTTCACCACGTCCATCACGAATACCTTTGCTGTATGTAAAAAACATTGAATTTCGTAGATTTCCAGTATCTTTGGGCACCGTTGGAGTGGTTGTCATACAATCTTGTCTTACTTTAGCATAAAATTCAAAAAAAACTTTGTCTGTATTCGTTTGAATATCAGCAAGATGATTATTTAATTTTTTCATAACTCTATCTATACCCATTAATCTTACAGTTACACTCATAATATCGCTTTATAATAAATTACATTACCTTTTATATCTTTATAACTAACGACCTGCTTTATCATATCATAATCTAAAACATTAGTAGTAGTGCTATATTCACTACTTTTACATACATACCCACCTGCTTTTATTTCTGTCAACGTGTAAATTATTGACTGCTTTTCCTTTACAATAACATTATCTTTTACTACATTTTCTATTTTTTCAACTGCATAACATTTTATATCTATAGCTGCACCAAAAGTAAAATCTCCACTATTGCTAACAGTAGGGGGTTCAAAATATTTGTAGCTTTCTCGCATCATACTTTTTAAAAAGCTTTTCATTTTATGTAACTATAAATTTAAAATTATTTTTTTGTTCAGAAATTTTATTAAGTGTACCTGTAAAATCCAAATCGCAAGCTATTTGCCCATATGTAGTAGCTTTGAAGCCAATTTCATTAATTTGATTATATTTTACCTGTACATCTCCAACTTTCTCGTCTATTTTTTGTCTTTCAACAGTCAAAGCTATGAAGTGTGCAGCCGTGTATTTTTTTATTTTTTCTAACAACTGTAAATCACTTATCTTATCTCCTAAATATTTATCGATAATTTTTTCTGCATCATCGATATATTTAGTAATATTATCATCTGTAATTGTTATTTCACTAAACAACACTTTTACATCAGCTGCACTTATCATAACTTTTTATTTTTTATTTATTTTTGTTTACGTTTTTATTTTCTTTCACCTCATCAGTCTTCTTTTCTTCTATTATCTCAAAGAATTGCTGGTGCACTTTGGGAATTTGGTCAATATCTTTTACATCTATAATATCACCTTGTTCGTATATATTATTAGCAAAAAGATATCTTTTCAAACCTACTAATTTTATCTTCATATAACCTCCTTCTACACTGTACCAACGACAATTCCACTATTGCCATTGAAATCTGACTTTAATACTACTGATTGAACGACAAATGATAGCATAGTAAACATCATATTACCTTTATTCTCCCACTGTACAGTAGTTAGCTCCATACCATTTACTAATTCAATAGTATCAGTGCTCATCTGTACCAGAGCAACGGTCTTTGAAGGTAAGAAATCCGATGTAATAACATCCATTATGCCACCTATCTTCAAAATTCTTTCTTTTACAGTTAAGTTAGAATAAGTAGTAGTGCCAGGTAAGAAGTCATCATCCATCCTGCTTTCAAAATCATTTGAAATAAAAAGTATCCAAGGTCCATAATGTTTATCAATTATGCTTAGCTTTTTCAAATTCAACACATTAGCTATAATAGTAGCTGTAGTCGTTGATGTATTACTCCAATCACTAATTGACCCTGAATTTTTATCTGGGAAGGTGGGTATACTATATAATATTTTATCATCAAAAATAGTCTTATCTGCACCAAAAAGCATTTTTTCTAACTTTTCAGCTATTTTGCGTGCACCTACTTTGCCACCTTGCAAATCAAGATTTCTGCCATATAAACGTGACATCTGTAAATCGCGTATATCAAAATCCCATAACCAAGAGATTATAGGTATAGGCACTGTACCTGGTTTAACGGCTTGCTTATCTTTGTCTCTTTCTGTTTTAAAATTCATAGATACATCAGCGTCGTGTCCATCAGATATTTTTAAATATTTGTATTCCTCTGCTGCAAAAGGATTAGCTAAATTATATACCAATCCTTTGTCTTTTAGCAATTGTATATTAGTTGCTCTGGAAGCAGCCACTTCACGCAAGGTTTTATCAATTTCTGTCCACTCCTCAGGCGTGAAGATAGCTGTAGCATTGGTTTGTAACGTTTTATAATTTTTACTATCTTTATAATCGCCGTTACCTTTGTAAACAGAAATTTTTGATTGGCCGTCTA